GTACTGCTTCCAGTTCAGCTAGTAATGGTGCATTAGTTGTTACAGGCGGGGTTGGTATTAGTGGTACCAGTTATATTGGAGGTATTACCAATTTTACTAATAATACTGCTTCCAGTGCAGCCACTAATGGTGCATTAGTTGTTACAGGCGGGGTTGGTATTAGCGGTAATATCAATGTTGGTAATAGTATTACTTTTGCAAATTTTGCTTGTATCACTAATATCACAAATAATACTGCTTCCAGTGCAGCCACTAATGGTGCATTAGTTGTTACAGGCGGGGTTGGTATTAGCGGTACCAGTTTTATTGGAGGTATTACCAATTTTACTAATAGTACTGCTTCCAATGCAGCCACTAATGGTGCATTAGTTGTTACAGGCGGGGTTGGTATTGGAGGTAATATCAATGTTGGTGGAGTTGCCAATATTACAGGCATTACTACTGTTAATAATACAACCGGTTCTACAAGTCGTGAGAGTGGTGCGTTAATTGTTAAAGGCGGGGTTGGTGTAGCGGGTCAGGTTAATGCAACTTCATTCAATGCTGCATCGGATTATCGTATTAAAGAAAATGTCAAACGATTGGACAATTCATTTTCAGTAGACAAATTAGAGCCTGTCAGATATTATAATACAATTACTAAACGAGATGATATTGGGTTTATTGCTCATAAAGTGCAAGAATTGTATCCTTATCTTGTTAATGGTGAAAAAGATGCGACTGATTACCAAACCCTTAATTATATTGGACTTATTGGTATATTAGTACATGAAGTTCAAGAATTGAAAAGAGAAATTGCTGAATTAAAAAAATAGGGAAGGGGGTTTTCATGCTATTTTTGTAAAATAATATGAAAAATTATGAATAAAATGCACTTATATTTGTAATTGCATAGTAACTTGGATTTGAATAAAATATTGCGATTTGTTGAGTACTAATAGTGGCATTTGATATTGTAGTTCCTATATTTGTTGAACCTCCATTATAAACAGGTGTCAATGTTTGTCCATTTATAGTAACAGAATTACAGTATGCGGCCTTAGCACTTGCAGCGTTTATATTTATTAATGTTATGATATATGACCGTGTTTGTTGATAATTACTTGTATTGGTTATACTACACGAATATGCTGAATTTGGCAGGTTTGCGGATGGTAATATAAATGTAGACCCGGTTCCAAAATCTACACTGTAATTTCCGCTACTAACAAAATTTGCAGTTGATACAGGTTCTAATATATTATTCAAATATATAGAACTTGTACAATACCCTGGTCCAGTCACTCCTAATGATACACCGGTTGGTATATTAGAAATAGAGGATGCACCTATTGTTACTACACCTCCGGTGTAATATATATTTGTTCCAGATGTAGTCCATAAACTTGGTCCGGTTGGTCCAGTTATTCCAGTAGGTCCAGTAGGTCCAGTTGGTCCGGTTGTTCCAGTTGTTCCAGTTGTTCCACTTGTACCAGTTGTTCCGGTAGGTCCAGTCATTCCGGTTGTTCCGGTTGTTCCAGTTGGACCGGTAGGTCCAGTACGACCAGTAGGTCCGGTTGTTCCAGTTGTTCCACTTGTACCAGTAGCTCCAGTTGTTCCTGTATACCCAGTTGTTCCGGTTGGACCGTCAATACCATCCAGATTAATATTATATTTAAATGTCACTACATCACCAGCGTTGTAGTTTTGACCATTATATTGACCACTATTTTTGTATGTATAGTTGTAATATGTTTTAGTTACGCCGTCTCTTAATTCCGTATAGCTCGTGGGCGCATTATATATAGAAGTATCAAACGTAAACCCTTTTACATTTTGCATTGTTTTCAATATCAATGTACCGGATGAAATAATATTATATGAGTCTACTGTTGCTTCAAAAGAATTGTTTGTATTATTCACATCTACACAAATTACACTATTTCCTGGTGTATATGAAAAATTTGGATCTATATTCAATACAATATCTTGACCTATTGCTGGTATCTGTTTATTTGGGTCAATACTTGTTGTTTTGAAACGAGCACCGTCTAAACCATTATTTCCCGGCGCTCCGGTATTACCGGCTGGTCCAATTGGACCTTGGTCTCCAGTATTACCCGCTGGTCCAATTGAACCTTGGTCTCCCTGTTTTAGGTTAAAATTGAAAGTATAAGCTTTATCACCAGTTGTAGGATTTGTTTGATAATCTAGTATAACATTCGATTGTCCTGTTACGGTGGTTACGCTTCCAATATAAAATGTTGACAATTGAGGGCGCTTAATACCAAATGTCAGTTGATGAATTTCTCCATTATTAGTTGTCGTAATTGTATCATCAATATACGAAGTTCCATTGGCGGGCAATTCTACAAAAGTAGGCGGATAAAAAGAAACCGATTTGCCATCCATTCCCGTTGTTCCAGTTGGACCGGTTATACCAGTTGGTCCTGTGTTTCCTGTATACCCCGTTGCACCAGTTATTCCTGTTGTACCAGTTGTCCCGGTTGTTCCTGTTGTACCAGTTGTCCCGGTTGTTCCAGTAGGTCCAGTAGGTCCGGTTGGTCCAGTAGTTCCAGTAGTTCCAGTAGGTCCAGTAGTTCCAGTAGGTCCAGTAGGTCCAGTATTTCCTGTATCAGCAGTTGGGCCAGTTGTACCAGTTGTCCCGGTTGTTCCAGTAGGTCCAGTAGGTCCAGTAGGTCCAGTAGGTCCAGTAGGTCCTGTAAAGCCAGTTGGTCCAGTAGGTCCAGTCTGTCCAGTTTGTCCAGTAAGTCCAGTAGGTCCAGTAGGTCCAGTAGAACCAGTAGGTCCAGTAGGACCAGTCGGTCCAGTTGGTCCAGTTGGTCCAGTTGTTCCAGTTGGTCCGGTTGAACCTACTCCATCAATATTAATATTATAATAATATATCAAATCCGATGGTATGAAATTTCCTATTATTTCTCTAACTAATATTTGTATTATTGCTGGGTTATAATTATCATCATATAATATTACTGTGCCTTTGAAATATTTTAATTCACCACCTGTATTCAATGATATTATAACTGCAACCCCGGATGTATATGCTAATCCAGAATCTACTTCAAACTTTATTGTATCGTTTTTAGTTACTATATTAGATAGATTAGTAGTATATATTGATTTATCTTGTACTGGTATTACATTTGGTAATGAACCTACATATGTACCATTATAAGTTTTTGTCATATATCTATTTCCAGACTCTCCTTTTATACCTCTATCACCAGTAGGTCCAGTTATACCAGTTATACCAGTTGTTCCTGTTATTCCTGTATTTCCGGTTGTTCCGGTTGTTCCGGTTGTTCCGGTTATTCCGGTTGTTCCTGTTATACCGGTATTTCCGGTTATTCCGGTTGTTCCCGTTCTGCCAGTTGTTCCTGTTGCACCAGTATTTGTTGCTTCTCCTGCTATACCAGTAGGACCAGTAGGACCAGTTGCACCTGTTTGTCCAGTTTGCCCAGTTGCACCTGTTGGTCCAGTAACACCTGTTGCACCTGTTGGTCCAGTTACTCCGGTATTTCCAGTATACCCAGTTGGTCCACTAACACCAGTTGCGCCAGTTGGCCCAGTTACTCCGGTATTTCCAGTATACCCAGTTGCACCTGTAATACCAGTTGGCCCAGTTACTCCGGTATTTCCTGTAATACCAGTGGTTCCTGTTCTACCAGTAGGTCCAGTTATTCCAGTAGCACCCGTATTTGTTGCTTCACCTGCTAATCCAGTTGGACCTGTTGTACCGGTATATCCGGTTATACCAGTTGGACCGGTTATACCATTAAATCCATGATGTAAATAAATGTCAATAATACTATTTAATGCATGTGTCGTGACATTACTGTTATAGTTATCGTATATATTTGCTTTACTTTTCGAACCGCCAAAAATCCTATTTGATTTATTTGACATTTTATTTAGGTATAATAAATATAAATATTTTATTTATACTTATTCGCTTGTTAAATATAATTTTATACAAAATATAAAATCATATAAAAATATTTTTCCTTTTTTATTTTACCTTTTTAACCATGTACTTTATTTTCTAAACATAAAATGTTTAGATTTTTATTACACTAATGAAATAAAGTCATACAAATTCTTTTTAGAAATTATAAATGGTATTTGTATTCAACAAAACAAATGCATTGTGAACACCAACTCATTATTTTTGCGATTATTCTACCCATTATTCTCAATTTTACACAGTATTTGTGAAAATTGTGCTGTCTCAAGTAAATTCTCCATGGTATAATTTAATTTTTATAATTTATGTTATAAATTATGGGGGGTATTATTTAGTTAGATATTGATGCTGGTTTGAGACATATTTTATATATATTATTCTTTAAGTATTTTGATTTATATGTTTAATATTTGAAATTGTTTTATCTAATATTTATAAAAATATGGATTCGCTTGATTTAGATATATCTTGGATTGATAAACATGAGCGTATGAATAATATACATAAAAATTACCAAAGAGAACCTATGGATTCTATTAAAATGTGCTATATATATGTAAATCTTGATTCTGAAATTGAAAAAGTTATTTACGAGAATGAAATTTTGGGTCAAATCGATAGTAGTAATAACTGTACTTTATCAAAAGAACGAGTATTGCAAATAGTACAAAATAAAAAAATATTGAATGCTTCTTTGAAATATTCTATTGATACAATTTTACTTTATAATGTTTGTATTGAACCTGAAAATATTCAAAAATATGTCAATAGTGAAAATGTTGTATCCGAACCGTTTTTAAAAGTTTATCCGATTATAGATGAAATTTTGATATATCCTTCTATTTTTATTTTTCATGAAATCAATTGTATATATTTTATTTTTAAACAAATTGATCTCAAACCTATTCTCAAATCCATTCTTAAAACCGGAGGTAATGGTATTAAAACCGGAGGTAATGGTATTGAAACCAGAGGTAATGGTAAAAAAACAAAACGTGTTCGTATACAAGATATGCCACATGTTAAACATAATATTACTAAAAAAAATTTGTAAATGCTTTTATAAAATGATATAAATTTATATCATTTTATTTTCTTAAATGGATACCGATTTTCCCGAATTAAAAAAATTTGATTTTTCTCATTTGGAAAAATATTATGAAGAAAAAATTGTCCAATTATTTTATTTATTATCACGTAGAAATGATGACGATGAAATCGATAAAATTGGTAGTATCTTAGAAGAAACATTGAGTTCTATAAAACGTAATATTTCTTTCAATAAAGAATATACGAATACAAATTTTTATAAATATTTGATTCTACTTTACAAAATGATTGCACAAACCCGTGATATTGTTTATGGAAAAGGAGAGAGGAAACTCACATATATGATGATTTGTATTTGGTATAAATTCTATCCCACATTAGCTATATATGCAGTACATAGTTTGGTTGATATACTTATTTTACCTGATAATTTCAATGGAATGGACCCCGATGAATTGGTGCAAAAATATGTTGCTACTCGAAGACATGCTTTTGGTTGTTGGAAAGATATTAAATATTTATGTTATTTTCTTCGTTCTCGTTCTCATAATCATCCTCTTATTGATGTTGCCATCTCTATTATGAATAAACAATTGTATCGTGATTGGTCGGTTGTTCGCATTTGTTCTCATGGTTCTCGTGATTTTCGCAATATATTGTCGTTTGTTGCAAAATGGGTTCCCCGTGAAAATACTAAATTTGAATGGATTTTTGAAAAATCGGCCATTCAATGGGCCGAAATGGTTACGCCGTTTTATTTTAAAAATAAGCTTTTAACATATAAGCAAAATGATGCTCTCCTTAAAAAATGCAAAACGAATTATAGGAATGTATGTTCTTCATTAAACCGATTGTTAGATACTACTGAAATTAAACAGTGTAGTGGGGATTGGAATCATATTGTTCCGTCGAATGTATCGAAACATAGTATGGTTCGTAAAAAGAATGCTCTGCTTAATATTAATCGAAAAATGGAAAACCGAATCAATAGTTCGTATACAAAAGACCGTCGTAATTGTTCAAATAATATCAAAGAATATTACAAAGATTTGATTCAACCTGAAAATACATTGTTTAACTGTAATTTTGAACTTGGTAATTTTGTCAAACAATATTCCATGTTAGATCATGTGGGTGCTGCGGATGATTTGGATGTAATGCAAAACCGGTTATATCAAATTGATTTACTTAATAAGCATTGGAAATCATTCATTTGTAAATTTAATACATTGGAAAATTTTGTTCCGTTTGTAGATATTCATTCATTTATTTCTTCGAATAAAAATATTTTGAATTGCGCAATTGAATTAGCATGTATTATTGCAACAAAAACAACGATGGATGATGGTCATATCATGTTTTCAAATCATATACCTATTTTGGAAAAATTTGATAGGAAAAAATCGTTTTATGATAATATTTCTATTATTTGTGATTCTATTCATAATAATGATATGAATTATTTGAATGATAATATATTAATTGCCATTGATTTATTTGTCTATTCGTTGCGTCTTTCGAATACTTCCAATGAGGAAATATCAAAAATGGTTTTAGTTATTATTACGAATAAAGAATATGGTGATTATGAATCATTTTTAATGAAATTTGACAAAGACTATATGCCGCATATTATTTTTTGGAATATGTCTGGTTCTTTTTCTAATGAAATACCGATGGTCAAAAATATTAAAAAAACCACCTTTATTTCTGGATATAATAGTTTATTGTTGAATCATTTTCGGTTTATGGGTTTTGGTGGAGTTATCAATTTTGGTTCATTTGATACTGTTTGTAATTTTTTAAACAATCGTCATTATGATTGTATGGGCGAATATATTGAAAATATTGTTGAATCATAGATTATTTTTGTTCTGGTTTTCTTGTTCTCCTTGTTCTTGGTCTTGTTTTTCTTCTTGGTCTTGGTATTGTTTTTCTTCTTGGTTTTGGTCTTGGTCTTGGTCTTGGTCTTTTTCTTCTTGGTTCTCTTCTTGGTTCTCTTCTTGGTCTTCTCCTTGTTTTTCTTCTTGGTTCTCTTCTTGGTTGTCTTCTTGGTTTTGGTTTTCTTGGTCTTGGTTTTCTTGGTCTTCTTCTCCTTGGTCTTCTTCTCCTTGGGTCTCTTGTTGTTCTAATGGTACTGGTAATACTAATGGTACCTGCAATACTGATGGAATATTATGAACTATTTCTAATAAACGGTTTCGTGTTTCTTCTATACCAATTCTTTCACCAGGCATTGATAATACAATTTCTTTTATTAATTTTACATATTCTTCTGAATTATATTTTAACGATTCGTTATTATTTAATATAAATAGAAGCGATATGCATAATGCATAATTATCCCATGTTTTGTAATTGTCTTCTTTTAACAAATCAATCATCAAGTCTTTCCATGGTCTATCAATGTACTTTGAGAAATATTCAGTGTATTTTGTTTTGAATGTTTCTATATCTTGCCGGGTGAGTATTTTTGAATAATATTCATCAAATATCATTTCATTCATAATTGAAGTCAGTTGCTCTTTGTTGACATTTCCATCCTTGTGGTTATAAATAATTTGTGATATTATAAATACTTCTACGCACCAAAATACATAAAATTCGTCTGTTAAAAAATATTTTTCATAATATGATTCATCTGGATTATCCATTACATTTTTGATATTGAATGATAAACCATAATCGATTATGATTGGGACTCCTTGAATTTCATCATATATTATATTGTTTGGTTTCAAATCAAAATGGATTATGTTATTAGTTAGTAATTTTTCTATACTTTTTAATAAATACAAATGATTGTCTAATAATGTTGCTAGCTGTTTTTTTGTTTCTGTCATTTTTATTATTTTTCCCAAGTCATATTTTCCGACATATCGAATCTTATTAGATACATATGTTTTTGTTTCATCTTTTTCACCTAAACTGTTTTTCATTATTTTACAATTATTGACAATCTCATATGGTATTTCATTTAAACTTACATTACATGATTTTAATATTGGCGCAAAATTATTGAAATAGTTTTCTATTTTTTGGATTTCTTCGCCAATTTTGATTTCTTTTTCTAATTCGAACGAAACTTCTTGTATTTTACTTACGTAATTTTTGGTGTCATATTCATTTTCATCGCATTCTATTTGTGGTTTTACAATGCAACCATACGAACCTTGATTTATTAATTCTCGTTCTTTTGTTTCTTCTTTTAGTATTGGGGTTTCCTCTGGTTCTTCGATTTGCACTTCTGGTTCTTCGATTTGCACTTCTGGTTCTTCGATTTGCACTTCTGGTTGTTGTTCTATTGTTTTTGTTGTTTCTGGTATATTCATATTTTCAATTATTTTGTCCATTTTTTTCTTCATGGAATAAATCGTTTCCTCTATATTTTTTAATTTTTCATCTACATTTTCTTTGGTTTCTTCTGTTTCTTCTGTTTCTTGTGGTTCACTTTCATCCTTTGGTTCAGTTTCATCCTTTGGTTCAGTTTCATCATTTGGTTCAGTTTCATCCTTTGGTTCAGTTTCATCCTTTGATTCAGTTTCATCCTTTGATTCAGTTTCATCATTTGGTTCAGTTTCATCATTTGGTTCTTTTATCGTTTTTTCCAGATTTTCTTTATTTTTATTTGATAATTCCGGATTCATTTGTAATATAATAATCATACTTATTTTTATTTCCTAAATTTCAAATATACTTACATGAAAAAAATTATAAAAATATTTTACAATTTTTGTGGCCCGACTATTGTAGAATTATTGATTTTTTTGTAATAATATTGTCTTTTTATTTTGATATCTATTTTTGTATGTTTTTTTTAATTTTGTTGCTATTTCATTTTGGTCCATTTGTTCTTTTAAAATTTTTATTTCTTCTATTATTTGTAATTTATTTTCCTTGCAGAAATTCAAGTATGCAGAGGACGGTTCTATATTTATTAATCCATTTTTTTCCATATTATGATTTATTTCTTTCATAATATGATTATCGATATTTTCTAACATTGAATGTGATAGAGATATGTACTTATTTCTTTTTTCTGTTTTTTCTTCTTGGGTATTGGTTCCCTTTTTGTTTTTTTTGTCTTTTTTGTCTTTTTTCATATAATAATATTTGATGCTTGTGAACATTTTTGTTTTTACGTCTCCTTCATATCCATATTTTTTTAAACGTTCTTCTTCTTCTTTTATTGATTCTTCATGTTGGTGTGTCCATTTTATCCATTCTTGTTTTGTATATTTTCGCTCACTGTTTTCATGAATTTTTGCAAACTCGCGTAGTTTGTATTCAATTTCTTTACTGAAATCATAACGGTGTGTTTTGAATTTTAGATTTTGTTCCATGTTTTCTTGTATTGTTGTATTCTTCTTTTTAAAAAAGCATTTCAATTTTTTGTTTTTTTACATTTTTACAAAATTAAAATGTAAAAGTATGCATTATAATTTTGAAACATTCGCTCTGTGTAGGGATCGAACCTACGACATTTCGGTTAACAGCCGAACGCTCTACCACTGAGCTAACAAAGCACTTTTTTAAACAGTTACCATGCGCCATTGCAAATGTGTAAAAATTATATCGACTTTGTAATAAGTGTCATATAGGTTTAATTATCAAATTATCGTATAATTTACACTTAATTACACCTTCAATATCTCCTATAAATTTTATATTCACTATATTATCATTATTATTTTCTTGTACAAATTTTTTCACATTCTTTACAGATTCTTCGGTTGGACATTTTTTAAAATAATAACATAAATTATCTATAAAATAATTAAAAATAGTATCACTAATTCCATTTAAAAATGCCCAATTATAATTATTTTCAATATGATGTTTTTGATGTTTTGTAGGTGATAAAAATATATCATATTCTAATAAAACATCAATAAAAAATGGTACATATCTTTTATGCAATTTTTCATGTGAATATTTATGTATAATAGGGGCAAATATTAAGAATAAAATTGTAAAATAAAATAGTAGTTTGATGATTGAATTCCTAATACAAAAATATATTAATAAAATAGGAATAAAAAAGAATGATAATCCACTAGTTAGTATTGTAATATCTGATATATCTTTCCAATTTGATGGAAAAATATGATGACAAGATGCATAACCAACTTTCGTATCTATTATTATGTGTCCATCCTGAACTGTATATTCTTTTTTAGAAAATGAATTATCTATATAACAACAATGAATAATTGCTGTTAATAAATCACTAAATATATAAGTTATAAAAATAATTGCTATTAATATTATTGCTTTAAGTTTTTTTATATTTAATATGGAATTATATATATCAAAAAATATTAATAAAGATAAAAATGGGATTATAAACCTCATATAAAAAATAAAAGTATCTGAAAAAAACCACTCTTTTTTTGAATGTAAATTTGCATCTTTGAACGATGAAAATGTTTCTATTTTCATATATAAATAATATATAAAATATAAAATACAATTGTATTATATATTTTACAATTGTATTTTACACATTGCATCTTTACACAATTACTCGGAGGGAGTTCAATTACCTCGCTCAATGATAATTCCCCACAAAGTGGGTGTTTTGAGTGTGTGAACATTCGCTCTGTGTAGGGATCGAACCTACGACATTTCGGCTAACAGCCGAACGCTCTACCACTGAGCTAACAAAGCACTTTTTTGCACCATTGCGCTCCCTTCGGGAAAAGGTCTTACCGAGATTCGAACTCAGGTTTCAAGATTCAAAGTCTTGAGTGATAACCGCTACACTATAAGACCCTTAGAGGAAGTATGATTCGGGGATTGAACCCACGACATTACGTTTTGTAAAGCTATAACAGCATTTCTTTCCCGCATATTCCCATTGTATTTTATGGTCTATTCTTTAAGTATATTTTTGTTTTCTTGTTTTTTATATAATGAATATATTAAGTATGAACGAAAGTCCTTTTTCTTCTCCATCTGGCTCCGTTGTTTTATATTTAGAACCGGTTCTCAATACTTACTATGAATCTTATCAAAATATTTTGACGGTAAGCGCTATGCCTTCTGGTCCTCTTAAAAACATGGTGTTTCGTATGCAATTTCCGAAATTATCAGAATTTTCTAGTTCTTCTCCTTTTTCTCCTTTTTCATCGGGTTCATGTACCTATGTTCTCGGTAGATATGCGAAGTCGGTTAATATGAGTAATAGCGATTCTTTCATGTACGCTGACGATATACCTTCTGTTTTATCGTATTTGGTGGCAAATGGATATACTATTGATACTTCTTTGACGACTATGTTGCAAAAATCGGAAATTCGTATTGGCGGCAACACTGGTTATTCGGGTAATCGGAGAATGGTTTGTATGTTCACTTATAATGAATAAGCGCAGCGGACCGAGTAAGCGTAGCGGACCGAGTAAGCGTAGCGGACCGAGTAAGCGTAGCGGACCGAGTAAGCGTAGCGGACCGAGTAAGCATAGCGGACTGAATGGATTTTATTTTATATAATATCTATATATTATAATGATTTATGATTTTGTCATTGTGGGCGGTGGTATCGGGGGTCTGTACACTGCTTATAAATTGCATTTACAATTTCCAAAAAAAACTATTTTGTTATTGGAGAAATCGAACTATTTAGGCGGGAGAGTCTTCACTTATCGCGATAAATACATGACAGTGGAAGCGGGGGCTGGGCGTTTTAGCGATAAACATATCAAATTGTTGAAACTTATTCGTGAATTGGGATTGGATTCAAAAAAAGTTTCCGTTACTGGTTCAGTAGGATATGCACCCGCCGATGGGACGAATTCTATTTATAATTCATTTGCAGACACTCCGGTAGTCGCAAAATCAGTAATGCGAAAAACGGTGAATTCTATTCGTCAATATAGTAGTATTCACGGTAATCCGTTACCATTATTAGAAAGTATGGGTATGACTGCATTGGATGTGTCATTGGGTAATTCGAATGTCCCTATTTCTGGATTGATTGCCAAAGTTGTTTTGGCAAGTAAAGGAGAACCTTTGACGAAGTTGCAAAATATATCATTTATTGACTATGCCAAACAGGTTCTCAAAAATGATTCAGAAATACAATTAATTATTGATGCTTTTGGTTATTATTCCGAATTAGTTATTATGAATGCACATGATGCGATTCAGCTTATGGATTTATTGGGTCCTTTTAACCAGTTTTATACCATGAATGGAGGATTGGGTCAAATTATTGAGAAACTGGTTTTGAGACTTGATAGCAAATATGTAAAAATACTCAAAAATAAGACTGTTTCTGATATTGTTCTCCATGATAAAAATAATGAAATTTTGTTTGAAATTTTTATTTCAGAAAATGTTCGCCGTGTGGTTGCTCGCGTTTGTATTTGTGCATTACCATCGAATGCGTTGAAAAAACTTTCTATTTCGCGTCATTTTGCACCTCTTTTAAAACAGGTTCTTTGTGCTCCTTTATGTCGAATTTATTCTAAATTTGCGGTCGATGCTGATGGAGGTGTTTGGTTCAAAGGCATGCCGAAATTGACTACCAATAATAATTTACGAATGATTATTCCTATTAGTGAAAAAAATGGCGTTATTATGATTTCTTATACGGATAACAAGTTTGCAAAATATTGGAAACGGATATATGATAAATTTGGAACTGACAGCGTTGATTCACACATTGCGAAGTTAATAAAAGAAAGCACCGGGATGGACATACCCAAACCATTGAAAACCAAAGTGTGTTATTGGGATTGTGGTGTTGGTTATTGGGGTCTTGGTGCTGATAGTGCGGCGACTTCTCGTGCTATTATAAAACCTTTTTGTGATTTTTCTTTTTATGTTTGTGGTGAACATTTTTCTGAATCATTCCAACAGTGGATGGAAGGTGCATTGGAAACCAGTGAAAAAGTCGTTTTGGATATTATTGCGAAAAATGTAGAAAATTGAAATACTTTTTCTTTTTTGTCGTAGTGGTAATAATCAAACAACTAATAATCAAATCTGTCTTTATTCATAATCAGCTTATAACGTGTAATCTTTAAAGTTTAATCTTTGCTATTTAAATATGTCTCGTGTTAACAAATCGGCAGGTAAAAAGGCAGCGCCTTCGGCAGGTAATAAGGTAACGCCTTCTTGCCCTCATTGTCGTAATCTTGGTCTGAAAAATGACCACTGGTTACGTAAAAATTCTTCTCCGGATAGTGCCATTGTATGTCCTGTATTGTTGAAAACTGAATGTAGATATTGTCATCAACTTGGTCATAATATTTCGAAATGCCAACGTTTGGCTGATTCCAAAAAAGAAAAACAAGAAAAACAAGAAAAACAAGAAAAACAAGAAAAACAAGAAAAACAAGAAAAACAAGAAAAACAAGAAAAACAAGAAAAACAAGAAAAACAAGAAAAATCTTTTCCTACTACTACCATTCACGTGGAATTAGATAAATCATCTTATGCTTCCATCGCAAAGCAACTACTTCACGTTTTACAAAAAACTCCGTTAGAAAAAATCCCATACGAACCACCTTCATATTGGGTTCCTCATGGTAGAGTCATGGATTGGGCCGAATATTGTGATTCTTCTGATGATGAAAATTAATGTAACCCTTTCAAAAAAAAATAAAAAGAAAAAAATAAAAATAAGGGGTATTTACCTCCTATTTTTATTGGTATTTTTGGTTTTAATTTCGTGGTAATCTTAATATCAAACTTGATAATAAATCCACTGAATGTTTTTCGGTTAATTTTTGTAATTCTCCTATTTCGTATTTTTTGAAACATGTTTCTGGTATGTCGAATTGTATTTCATACAAGTGTGTTATACTATCTCGTATATTTATTGTTATATAGTATTTATCGTTTTTTTTGTACATTGATACTGGGTCTTGTATGCAATTTGGCTCCATATCAAACATTACATTTGTTCCGTTCACTCTTAGTATGTCATTTTTTTTGTAATTGTATATTACTGGTTTTGATAAAAATACGATTCTCCAATTTACTACATCTAATAATATAATATGAGTAAAATGATAAAAACGTGTTCCGTCATGGATTCTTGAATGACAGCCTCCTATATAATAATTATCATGGTAGTGCAGCAAATTACTTCCTCCGCGTAAAAATGTTGTTTCTGTTTTGATTGGTAAATCTACGTTGTTTTGTTTGTATACTACTTTGCATAGTCCATCTTTATTGAAATCGTAGGTTAGTATTACTAATGGGTCGTAGTTGTAAACGAAATGTAATTTGTCATCTTTTTCGAATGGTGCCCAATTTTTTTCGATTGGATTCTTTTGCATGTTTTCGACGTGTAGATACGTTGGCTCAAATTTGTCGAATTCGGTTATTGCTATACATCTATTTTGTCCTTCGTATGGCGATAAACATATAAAAACTACGTATATCTTGTTGTTTACTTTTACCATTCGGGGGTCCTCGGCTTCTATTTCAAAGCCATAAACTATATTTGTGGTTTTTGTTTGAAATAACAATCCATTTCTACCGTTTACACATATTCTTTCGCAAGCGTATTTTTGATTTTCGTCTTCTTCTGGATTTTCGTCTTCTTCTGGAATTTCGTCTTCACCACCGGTTCGACTTTCGTCTTTATCACCGGTTCGACATTCGTCTTCACCAAGGGTTCGACATTCGTCTTCACCAAGGGTTCGACATTCGTCTTCACCAAGGGTTCGACATTCGTCTTCATATACCGCTTTGAACATACTATAATGTAAATTATCTATGTTCACTGTCGTGATATCATCCACATACTTTGTATATACATTGTAATCATAGTAGTTTAAAAAGAATTTTTTGTCATATTGCATCTTGTTACACATTTCAGTATGAAGAACATCAAATAATCCGAATTTGCAATCTCGTTCGATTATTTCGATTGCATTGAATATTGCAATCGCCCTTTCGGTATATCCTCCCATGACACCCCAATGCGTTTCATATGGAGGTTCTATTGACCATGGATATATTTCATCTACCAATACAGATAGCCAACTACATAATTTTTCGAATATTTGTTTTGGATATATATTTGTTTGCCATAGACTTAGCGGTGCATTGTTTAGTTCATGTACGGTGTACGTCTTTTTGAAATGGTTATTGTAACTTTTCAATAAAAAATCGATGTTTCTTATGTTTGGAAACATTTTTTTATTCCAAACACCGTTCACTGCAATTGGTTCTCCTGAATCTAATATATATATTCTGTCTTTTTGTAGTTCAGTGTATTCTTCTACATGGAGCATATCATATTGACATATACCTATAAAATCCAAATCTTTGTGAAGATTGTTGTTATAGATATGTAAATAGGCACTTGTTTCCATATAATGTCGGAGTTGTAAAAAAGGGTTGTATTTTGGTAATTCATATTCATGTATTATTGGTAGACCATATCTTTGTGGTGTTTCGTATTTTTCGATTACTTCATTGACACAATAAAATATGAATGTTTTTTTTATATATTCTTCCGAATATTTTGTGAATAGAATCGATTCATCGACGACTTGATGATATACCACAAATATTTTTAGGTTCTCGTTTTCTGAGTCCATGTATGTATATTTTATAGACAAAGGTATTTTTAAATTATGTTGCACTATCTATATTTTTTGTGAATATTAACATAAATACAAATATAAATGTCGATGTTATTCGCTGTATCTTTGAAAATATTTCAATTCTTTCTAGTCGTTGTGTTTGTGTTATTATTGAAGAATTGTATGCATTCGATGCGATACTTAATAAACAAACTGCGATTATTGTTAATGGAATCATATCCATATGATGATTATAATCGATTTTGTTTAGTTCATTGATAACTACATTTTCACTCACGATTTCGCTGGATATTTTTTCTACCATGGTTGAAAATACCGCGCGAGTTGATAATATATTTCGTAATGACAATGGATTCTTATCTATCATAAATGGAAAACTGGATAATGTTACTATCATTTTTGGATTGTTATTTGGATTGTTATTTGGATTGTTATTTGGATTGTTATTTGGATTGTTATTTGGATTGTTATTTGGATTCAATTTTTTACGTTTCTTCTTTTGCGTACAATGTACAAAATTGATTTGCTTTTATACATTATTATGGATATTACTCAAAACGAAATGACGGATTCTCATGATTCTCTAACTATTATTGATGTTATTGCCAATATGCAAGAATGCCTACATCATCGGTATTCATTTGCTAGTGACCGTAATATAACTGAATATTTTGAAAGAAATTTTCGATGGTGTGTTCCCGAAGATTTGAAACGTACTTTGGATAATTATTATTATGGTAATGATGATGATGCATCCGAGGTTCAGAATGCCCAGGTTCTTTTGCATCATTCGGAGGAATACGTGGAAATGCTTGAACAACATATTTTAACTTACTTTTCATCCTTTAAAAACAAGATTCGAGTTGCTCGGCGCGAAATACAAAGAACATTACGTGAAAAAGGGGATTATACTATTTATTTGCAAGAATCTTCGATTCTTCATACTGATATTGAACGCTCTTGTTTAGGGTTTATTGTGAATATGCCGGACGATGTTGTTAGATTGGTTTCTGAATTTGCACTTACTCCATTGTTGCAATATCAATTAATTAAATCGGAATGTGGGGATTTGGTTTCTCGGTTGAATCGTTTGAAATTGCAAAACTTGAAGAAATTTGGCCGTGTTGTATATGGTTATGCTCATAAAATAAATAGATATTTAGTGCAAAGTATTCTTCCAGTTTGTTCTATTAAAAAGATGTGTAATATTTCCAATTTGAATATGAAACTGCAATCGAATAACAAGGATAATATTATTCAATATATTATTGGTATTATGGTTTGTTGCGATGAAGTTATCAATAATTTTGTTCGTAGGGGTAAGTATCCGAAAACTCGTAAATGGTTGATGTTGAAAATGGGTTATTTGTATAAAAGCATTATGTTTGTTTCGCGTCCTGAATTCAATTCACGTAAAAATAAAAAGTAAGGGTTTGTTATAACGATCTATCATACATTTACACATTCACCCGAAGGGAGACTATTAATTATGTTTTATATCAAAATAAATTCCTTCGTCTTCACCCTCCTCTTTGGAACTGATCATAATATATTTACTATTTTCTTCAAAATTTTCTTCTTCATATTTGTTTATTTTTTTACAATCATAATGTTTATTTAGAGGTGCTTTTAATTTCATAATATATGGATATTCTCTCAATAAATCACACTCAAAAATGTAAAATACATCATATTTGTTGTTTACACTTAATATTCTTTTAGCATCGCTTCCTGTTGTAGAATAAGCAATCCACCCATGGTGTTTGCTTTCAAATAATACTACATGTTTTTTTAGCATTGTACTAAATTAATAGTTTGTATATTTTTATATGATTTGATGAAAATTATATAAAATTAATGGGCTCAATTATACCCCGTATTTTCAATTATACCCCGTATTTTCAATTATAGTCCATGCTGTGGGTTATAATGTAGATAATTAATTTTTGGTCCTTGTTTTTTTGGTATTTGTGTTTTTGGTAACATTGCCGCGTCGTTTTCTACATCTATTTTTTTTTCTTCTTTTGGTTCTTCTTTTGGTTGTTCTTTTGATGGTTCCAATAACAGCAATGGTTTTTTATTGTATATATCCAATATTTTTGATACGATTGGACTTCGTTGTATATCTTTGTTGCCAAGTTCTATATATCGTATTTTGTTTGTATATTTTTCTTCATGTTCATGATTCTCTTCCAGATTTTCCTGTTTTATTTTTTCAAGAAAATCAGATAAACCATTTTGCATTCCTCGGTCACTTTGATGTAAATCGCCAGTGATTACCATTTTGGAATGGTCTCCTAAACGTGTCATTAACATTTTCATTTGATTTGGTGTGCTATTTTGCATTTCATCTGCGATTATGAATGCGCGTTTGAATGTACGACCACGCATATATGCTAATGGTGATATTTCTAGTACGCCGCCATGTAACATGTCATCTATGTCTTTTTGGTTATAAAAATCGAGCAATACATCAAATAGAGGTCGCGTCCATGGGTCCATTTTATTGATTAGACTTCCGGGTAAAAACCCTAATTCTTCTTCTTCTACTGGAACCACGGGTCTGGTCAGTATTATTTTTTGGATGGTTCCTTTTTGGAGTTCTTCTATTGCTGTATTGCATGCAAAGAGAGTTTTTCCTGTGCCTGCTGGTCCTATACCTATTACTAATTTTGTGTTTTGGTCTTGCAAATAATTTACGTATTGTTTTTGGTTCTCGGTTCTTGGAATATATAATGGTGAGGTCGGTCTTTGTTCTAATTGTTTTTTTGTTACTCTCATTATTAATAAATTACGTGTATTTTTTGAACTTTCTAATTTTGGAGAACTAATGTAGTGACGGGAAAATGGATACTTCAAAAAAAATGATGTTGTTCGGCGCATTAGTAATAATAGCGATATAGATATTAAAACACTTGTTCTCATCCTTTTCTATACTACTTCTTGTTATTTTAATTTTAATTTCTTTTTTGGTTTTTCTTTTTGTTTTTTGTTTTTTGTTTTTTGTTTTTTGTTTTTTTGTTTTTTTGTTTTTTTCTTTTTATAATTGTTTGTTTCTAACCACGAGATGGATTTGATTTTATCACCAAATCCGTCTCTTAATTCTATACCTAGTTTATTGCATATTTCTGCCTCTGGAATACTGTTATTGTTTTGGTCTCCGCCATTGTAAAATTGGTTGGTCGCGGTTCTACTGTTTCACATACAGTTCTGTCTAAATCTATTGATTTTGTATTTCAATTCTTCGATTATTTTTATTCTTTCGTCCGCTAGCATGAATGATTTGCGCATAGCAACTGTTATTTTGTAACCGATAAAATACATTATAGACACTAAAAAATAAACAAAAGGTAATTGCGGATTTCACGCCACGACATATTTATCTTCCCATAAGGGAGTATCATATTCTTTGGAATAAAACATTCTGGTCGTTTTTTTCCTGCTTGTTGTAATTGTAGTAAAAGCAAAATGTTTTGGTATTCATTAATATCTATTACAATTTTCTGTGTGTTGTCTTTTTTTCATAGTTTTCTTTTTTTTTACTTGTTTTCTTTTTTAAAAAGGTTTTATTGTCTACTTTAGATTTACGAGATTTACGAGATTTACGTAAATCAGCATATTCTCCAATAATAACGTCTCTAATACCATGAGGTAATTCATATTTACGAACACTATTCTCCACAGGTATCTTGCTTAAAACAATATGAGCAGTTATACTACGATTATCATTGAAATAATCAAGTTCTTCTTGAAAAGATGGATTAGTCATTTTATAATTATTTTCTATTGCCTTTTTATAAAATTCTATTATTCTGCTAACTGTTTCTTCGTCAAAATTATTACCTCTACAAGACAAAACTCGTAAAGATTCTGGAAAATCTGGTAAAGTCCTTAAAGAATTGTCAGAACAATGTAATTCTATTAGGTTTGATGGTAATTCTGGAATCTTCGTAATAGAATTATTAGAACAATTTAATTCCTTTAAATATCGAAGTTTGTATAATTCAGGCAGATTAGCTAACTTATTATTATCACAATATAAATGTGTAATTGAACCACCAGTTAATTCAGGTAATTTTTTAAAATTATTATGTCTAATATTCAACCGTTGTAAATTATTAGGTAAGGGAGGTAATTTTGTAAACTTGTTGTTTTCAATATTCAACCGTTGTAAATAGTTAGGTAAGGTAGGTAATTTTTTAAAATTATTATGTCTAATATTCAACCCTTGTAAATAGTTAGGTAAGGTAGGTAATTTTGTAAACTTGTTGTTTTCAATATCAATATCAACTAAATTAGTAGGAAATGGAACAAATTTTTTCATGTCCTCGTTTTTTAAATTGTTATCTCTTAAATATAAACCGAATATCAATTCATCATCATCACCAACTAATGGCATCATATCAATCATAAGGTAAGGAATAGGTGAACTATTTTCTGTTAAAATGAAATTTTTAAAAGTATCTTCATCCTTCTCTTTTTGATAATACATATCAGTAATTTCATAATAACCGTTCTCAATGGGTTGAGGATTCATAATATATATATATATATATATATATACAATATTTTGATAAAATAAATCAAAAAAACTTCATAGAACGCGCTTATAATAGAAAATAAAAATATATTGCAAAGAATAAAACTCGCAAAATCCAAAGAAAATGTAATCTATAATCGGCGTTTTACACCTTTTAACATTTCAAATGCCGATTTTCACAGCATAAAAAATAATTAAAAAATGTAAAATCAACAGGCGTGCTTTGTTTGTTGTTTCTTAACGCCGATTGTCTTACTTAACCCTGTCTTTTTGTTTCCACAGGTGAAAGTTCCAAGGAATATAACAAGAAAAGTAAAGAAGAATTACAAATAATTTTTATATAATTTGCTCTATATAAAAATCGGCGTTTGAAATGTTAAAAGGTGTAAATATGCAAAGATCTAAGTAATTTCTAAAAATATCGGTCGATTATTGTTGGGGGTTCATATGTCGCATTTGTTTCTTCTATTATGTATTTATGTATTTCTGTGTAAACATCATTATTTGGGTAATTGCGGCATGTATATAAATCAAATGCTATGTAATTCCTTTCTGGGAATGTATGTATTGTCATATGAGATTCTGATAGGAGATATATTATACTCAGGCCTTGGGGGTCAAATTTGTGTTCTATTTTTTGGAGAACTTGGAATTCGTATTTTTCGCATATATTATCCATGATGGCTTTTAATTTTTCTATGTTATTTGTGGTTTCTGGGTTTTGTATATTTTTTATATCTATTATTAAATGTTTTCCTGAACATTCGGTATTTGAGAACATTCTTTTTTTGTTTTTTTTCTATTGTTGTAGTTATATTTTTATGTTTATTTTTGTACAATAACATAAATACAATGGGATATATATTTGAATGGATAAGGTGCAACCGACTGTTGATATTGTTGAGGAGAATTCTCTTACGGTGGATAATTCTCTTACGGTGGATAATTCTCTTACGGTGGAGAATTCTCTTACGGTGGATAATTCTCTTACGGTGGAGAATTGTCTTCGCGTAATACAAATGAAAACTGTTCAGTCCCGGGCTCTTGAATTGTTTGCGAAAAAGAATGCTGATTACGGTGATGCTTTTGCCAAGTTTGGTGTTATTGGTGTTTTGATGCGTATTGAAGATAAAATACAACGTTCATTAACTATTACTAAAAATGGTGTTAATTTGGTGAGTGATGAAAGTATACGTGATACTTTATTGGACTTACATAATTATGCTGCCATGGCGTTGATGCTTCTCGATGAAGAAGATAAATAAGATATTTTGTATAGTAATTGAGAACCTTGTTCTCTTTTTTCATGCTTTTTATCATTATCTAAAACTATAAATAAATGTTTATGGTTTTATTTTTATTGATTTTATTGATTTTATTGGTTTTCATAATAGTATATTTGAGAACCTTGTTCTTTTTTTATATGGATTTATACGTCATATTGTGTAAAACGATTAATTGGCCATATGCCACCAATAAATGGAATATTGCATGATATTTCACCCAATTTGGATTCTTTTCTGCAAATAATTTTTCGGATAAATAATAACAATATGCTATTGCGAGAACATTTGAATATCCAATTACGCATGCAGTTCCTTGTGTAACATATATTACTCCTTTGTATGTGAATATGACAAACGATATTTTTGAAAATACTAAATCCATTTGTTTTCTCCACGATTCGGCTGTTGCTTTTCTCCAATAGTTTATTGAGAACAATGTTGTTAATGTTGATATTAGAGAACATAAATATAGTTTATTACGATATCCATATATTGCAGGTATTAAGAAGAGGGATGATGATGCGACTAACCATTTTGATTGTTCCCATCTTGCTGTATATTTTTCTTCGGTCATAGTCTAATTGTATTGTACTCTTTATTTTGTTTTGGTTTTTTTGTAATGGTATTTGAGAACCTTTGCATCGTATGGTTTCTATTATGGTTTTTTTTGGAATCTCTTAACCGGTGGGCTTATTTGAATCTCTTAACCGGTGGGCTTATTAGAATCTCTTAACCGGTGGGTTTTGAGATTCCATTGCAATAAATATTATTCTATTACCATACCATACCATACCATACCATACCATACCATACCATACAGTCCAACCTACCGACACAACCACTGACGTCACCCGGTAGCCAAGGTATCGCCAAAAGTCTTGTGTATATTGAGACAAGAAATGAGTGACATATCGATAAATGAGTAGGATATCGATAAATGAGGTAGTTGGGCATTTTGACCTAGGTATCGCCAGAGGTTTCGCGATGGGGTCGATGCAAATGCCCTGGTGCCCTGGCGGGAGTTACTAGTAGCAGCCAGATATTATAACCCCGGTGCCAAGGTATCAGTCCAACCTCCCGACATAACCCCGGTGCCAAGGTATCAGTCCAACCCCGGTGCCAAGGTATCGCCAAAAATTGTTCAATATGACATACATTTGCAGAAAATTGAAATACTTTTTGCAAAAGGATATGATATCAATAACACCCCAAGTAATATTATATTAAACTGCAACCAACATGTCAACTATCAGTCTTAACGAACTTTTAGCAAGTGTTTCTTCCATGGAAGAGCTCAAACAACGTTTTCGAGAGCTTATTGGCGAACCTGTGTCATCTTCTGAAAGATATGCCAAAGAAATCTTTGAAAAGTACAAAAAGCATAAAAAAGAGAGTTGGATATTTTGCCTTAGCGAGGGTTGCATGATTGACGGTATTCATTGCCAACCCCGTCTGTTTTGCAATGAGAATGGAATGTATGTAGTCATATATGCGGATAAAGTATGGACATATAGAAAAAACGATCATGATGACGTTGTCTCCCCTATTTCACAAGCCGTTTTCACTAAAACTTATGTTAAAAAAAGTAAGTACTTATTGCGCGATATTGTTACTCTGCTTGATGAGTACGATAAAGATATTTCGGTGATGAAACTCGACAAACTTCACGGAGTTTTCCATACTCCTTGGCATAAAGATACAGTTCAACTTCCACCACTTTTACCCAATTATCCCCAAAAACGCAAGGTTTGTTTGAATGCTGACGTTGAACCTTCCGAATGCTGTGTTTGTCTTGAATCTACAAAAACACAGACTCCTTGTTGCCATCATCTTTGTGTTGGCTGTTGGGGTCTTCTTAAAGAAAAAGATGTTGACATTCTGCCTTGTCCTCTGTGCCGAACTGATATCAGACAGAAACATTTGATGCTTGCTAGAAACCCTACCTACTACGATAGTGATGATGATGATGAGAACATGGCTATGCGCGAACTTATTAGAGCCGTTGAAGATAATATGTAGAGATTTTGTAATATACATGTAATTTTAAGTAAATTAAAGAGGAGCCTATTTTGGCTTTTTTTACTGTGTCATTTCTTGGTTTATGAATTTGCTCACCCGTACGGGTTAGCAATTAACGCGCACCAAAAGTGGTATCAATAAATACAAAATATTTTCTATAAGAGTTATTCTATAAGGTTGTTGAGAACCTTGCAATCAACCGTCGGTTGCACCTTATAAAAGTTCTCGAAAACAGGGTATTTTATACACAATGTTCTCAAATTCTCTACAATAATCTTTGTTATATCTTATAAAAGAAACATACAACTATTCTATTTTATCTTTCTACAAGACTTATTTTATAAGGTTGTTGAGAACCTTGCAATAAAAGTTCTCAAAATAGGGTATTTTACACAATGTTCTCTATAATACTATATCAACTATATCAATAAATACTATACCACAATGCCACCATACACTATATCAACTATATCAATAAATACTATAACACTATTATACCATAAACACAATAATATATGCAAATGTTCTCATATATTTGAAACGAGAAATGAGTAGGATATCGATAATCCAGTAACATATCGAATATCCAGTAGGATATTGCGCCTCCGGCGCCCGGGCCCGGGGCTCTAACGGCTATATTAACGGCTATTATTTTTTTCAAAAAACACACCCTTTTTGCAGAAAATTGAAACACTTTTTTTACATTAAGTATTTGATAATTACAAAACCAACAATTATTGATACTCTTACTTACTTATTGCTTAAACTGATTTATTCTTATCATATTTATTAAATTACTATTTATTCAATATGTCTAATACACCAGTCGTCGTTGCTCCTGTTGTCGTTGAGCCTACCGTCGTTGCTACTGCTCCTGTCGCTACAAAGGCACCTAAGAAACCTTCTCTTCCTGCTAAATACAGCAAATTCTTATCATTTGCCTTTTGGTTTGCCAGTCGTTTAGAACCTGATGCTCGTGATGCTTTCTATCAACAATTCAAATTGTTCTCTTCTCTTGAAGAACAAACTGAATTCTTTCAAACTTATCTCGATGAAGCTTCTGCTTCTAACAAAATCATGCGCAAAACTATTGCAAATCATAACAAACCTGTTAAAACTCGTGCTACAAAAGCCTCTCGCAAACCTTCTAAACCTGTTGCCGCCGAAACCGATGATTTGATTGCTACACTCATCGCTGATGCCAATGGAGAACCTCTTGCTGCTCCTGTTGAAAAACCTAAAAAAAATAAAAAATCCGATAATAATTCTGATAAACCTAAAAAAAATAAAAAATCCGATAATAATTCTGATAAACCTAAAAAAACTAAAAAAACCAAAGCTTCTGAACCTCTTGACGAAACCGTTGTCGAACCTGTTGTTGAAACCGTTGTCGAACCTGTTGTTGAAACCGTTGTCGAACCTGTTGTCGAACCTGTTGTTGAAACCGTTGTCGAACCTGTTGTCGAACCTGTTACTAAACCTCTTGCTAAAAAGACCACAAAGCCAAAGGCCGAAAAGGTTGAAAAGCCAAAGACCGAAAAGGTTGAAAAGCCAAAGGCCGAAAAGGCTGAAAAGCCAAAAAAAGTCAAAAAAGATAAAACAGAACCTGTTACAGAACCTGTTACAAAACCTGTTACAGAACCTGTTACAGAACCTGTTGCAGAAGATGACGATTCTATACAAACTCGTATCATTACTATGAAAGACGGCGTTCAATTCCTTATTGATTCCGACAACAATCTTTATGATATGAATTCTCATGAAGTCGTTGGTACATACAATCCTGATACTGAATCTGCTATCATCAACTAAACTCTCTATATATCAAAAAACCATAAAAATTAAAAAGGTTCTCACCTTTTTTCATGCATAAAATTGAAAACATTATTCTTTCTTTATTTTTTATTATATACAACAATACAATGGTCAAAAATACTAATGGCGGTAAAGGGGCAAAAGGTCTTGCTCGCAAGCTTTCTTCTTCCAATGACAATCATCGGTTAAGGCTTTCTGCTTCTCATGATGAAAAATATGCTTTTGTTAAACAAATGCTCGGTAATGGTATGTGTTCCGTTATTACCAATGATAATATTTCTCTTATTTGTCACATTCGTTCTAAGTTCCGCGGGCGTTCTAAGCGCAATAATTTTGTTACTAAAAATTCTGTTATTCTTGTTGGTTTAAGGGATTGGGAAAATCCTTGTAAAAATTGTGATTTATTAGAACTTTACGATGACAACGATTTAATTCAGCTTAAAAAACTTCCTTCCATTGACCTCTCTCTTTTCGATTCTTTCTCTATCAATTCTTCCTCTTTCAACGATGACTCTATTATTTTCTCTAATGATATTCCTTCTATTTCTACTCAATTCATTCCGTCTTCTTTTGATTCTGACTTTCAATTTGACTTTCACGATATTTAATCTTATTTTATTTATTTTACTACTTAAACATTTATTTATATTTTATTTTAATTATTTTAATTATTTTATGATTTCTCATTTAATTCATATAAACACTTCTTTTT